GAAAGGGAAGCATTACTTGAAAAACAACAACTAACCGCAATAGCAGACGGGTTAGGTAACATCGCAACCCTTGCTGGTGAAACTACCACGGTAGGAAAACTTGCTGGTGTTGCTCAAGCGTCGGTGAATACCTATATTTCGGCGTCTGAGGCATACAAATCCACGGTGGGAATACCGGTGGTTGGACCAGCACTTGCTCCTATAGCAGCGGCAGCAGCAATCGCTGCGGGACTTGCTACAGTGAATAAGATTATTTCCGTATCAGAACCTAATACCAATGTATCAAAACCTACCTTTGCGTATGGTGGTATAGTAGAAGGTCAGGGTAGTATGACTACCGATAGTGTTAATGCGTATCTGTCCCCTGGTGAAGCGGTCATCAACGCACGAAGCACACAGATGTTCAAACCTCTATTGAGTTCAATAAACCAATTAGGAGGTGGTAGAAGATTCACCGGTGGTATAGTATCCAACGGAGTAGATATGGGACAAGTAGAGATGTTAAATACCTTGCGTAGTAACAACAAACAACCCATTAAAGCGTATGTGGTATCAAGTGAGATGACTAACCAACTTATGTTAGATAGAGCAAGTAAAAGTCGGTCTTTGATATAACCCCCACTTATTTATATTTGATATTATGAAGATTATTGAGTTATTCCTTGACCCCGAAGCATTAGAAGGTGGGGTAGATGCGGTGTCAATCGTGGATAAACCAGCACACGAGTCCAATTTTTTAACCTTTAGTGCGGATGACCCTGATGTTCCCGATACGGACTACATTTATGTTGGTGAGTTATTTGACGCAGAGGAACAATATAAACTTGCTAAAACCATCAACCAATTAGGAGAACCTGCCGGTTGGTTAGAGAGTCAAGGGTGGGAGATATTCAGTGTAGAACCTATCCATATTCACGAGATGTTAAAAGAGGAGTTTGAGATAGTTAGTAGTCCTAACCAACCTCAAACAGCCGGACCAAACCCTGATATTCAAGGGGAGGTTAGAGTTAGATACAAATATGCTCTTGCTCCCAACGCAACAGGTAATCCTATCATTTCTACCTCAAGAGATTTTTGTAAGGAAATGTTAAGATACAACCGAGTTTTTAGGTATGAGGATATTCAAACTATGACTCAAAATGAAGCCAATGAGCAATTCGGGAATTATGATATATTCAGGTGGAGAGGTTCTTATAATTGTAGACATTTTTGGTATAAGGTAACATACAGACCTGTAGGGTCTATTACCGGTGCTCAGAGACCTATAACCGAACCTTCTGCTGCGGATTGGGAACAACCCTCAACTCAAGTTCAGTTCAAGGAGGAGTTTGGAGTCCTTGCGGTTATAGATGGTGTCCCGTTGTTTAGTGATGTTGAAGACGCACTCAAGATGGCGGAGATGTTAGGTTGTGAGGGTTACCACGAACATAAAGTGGGGGATTTAATTGGTTATATGCCGTGTAAGTTCCACGACTTCGCAAGTTATGATGACTACCCCCAAGCAGCATCAGATAATGCGTGTAGAGTGTTAAAATGGATTGATGAAAAGGGTAGAGATGAGGTTGAAGGAATGCTTTTAACGGGTCTTGCTCGTGCTAACCAACTATGTAAAAGGGAACCGATTAGTCAAGACACTATAGCCCGTATGGCGTCATTCGCAAGACACAGACAAAATAGTAAAATATCCCCTGAGTTTGAGGGAACACCTTGGAAGGATAAAGGATATGTTGCGTGGTTAGGTTGGGGTGGAACCGAAGGTATTGAATGGGCTGAAAGAAAGTTAGAACAAATTAAAACCGAAATGGGACTTGAGGACGCTTGCTGGCCTGGTTATGTTGCCTACGGAACAAAAGAAGTAGATGGTCGGGAGGTTCCTAACTGCGTTCCTGAAGAGGAAATGGATAGTATCAGTGGTATTGTAAGCAGCGGAGGTTGTTGTTATGGTATTGATGTTCAGACCGCTCCCTATACAGACCAAGGAACCACCGGTAAAACTAACTTTATGTCATATGGATTTTCATATGATGATGAAAAAATGGAGATTACGGGTGCTGCGATTATCCCTAATAAAATGATAATCCGTAGAAACCCAATTACAGAAGAACTATACTATGTATTTTTCTCAACAGAAACTACTAAACTCTTGGCGGAAAGATTTATGAAGGACGGGAATACCGACGCAACTAATCTCAACCATACAAGTAAACAACCAAAGAACACCTATATTATGGAGAGTTGGTTGGTTAAAAACCCCCAAATTGATAAGACCTTCGCACTTGGATTAGAATATCCCGAAGGAACTTGGGTTATTACTATGAAGGTAGGGGATACAGACTTGTGGGATAGGATTAAAACAGGTCAGTATAACGGATATTCAATTGAGGGTTATTTCAATGAGAGGGTGGTATTTAATTGAGGAACTTATATTTGTAGATATAAACAATAATAAACAACACAATATTCTATGACAAGAAGTGAAATTAAACGCAAGATTGCTCAACTAATCGGGGGTTCTTTTTTTTCTTTTAGTTCATACAAAACCAAAGAAGGTTCAGAGTTCAAGGTAACAGGAGAAAAGATGGAAATAGGTAGTCCTATTTATGTTATTACTCCCGAAGGTGAATTACCTGTAACCGATGGCGATTATGAATTGGAGAACGGAATGAAACTAAAGATTAAAGCAGGAGTTATTGCGAACATTGAAGATGGACTCAATCCTGACGGAACACCGATTGATGAAACCGCTGGTGACTCAGTTGATGACGGACTTGATGAGATGGGTAAAACTAAAATGGATGAAGCAACTTTGGTAGATGGAACTATTGTTGGAACGGACGGAGATTTTGAGATTGGTAAAAAACTATATGTTAAAGACCAAGAAGGAAATTGGGTTCAAGCACCAACAGGAGAGCATACTACCGAGTCTGGTATTGTTTTAGTTGTAGATGAAGAAGGAACTATCACCGGTCTTAAGAAACCTGAGGGAGAACCTCAAGGGTCTTTAGAGATGTCCGCAGAGGACTTATTGGTGGCATTTACCGAAACTATGAAACAACTAACAACAGAACTATCATCATTAAAACAAGAACACTCTATTCTCAAAGAAAAGTTTGAGAAAATCGCAGCAGAACCTGCTGGTGAGAGGGTGTTTGACAGAAAAGGATATTTTCAACATTTAGAGGTTGAGAAAAACTCAAAAGTAGAGGCACTTGCTTCACTAAAACATAAACACAAAAACTAATAAAAAAACAAAATGAATAACAACAACGGATTAAAGAAACACGCATTTGACTTTAACCTTGCGGGTTTATCTACCTACACTGATGAAACCGGGGGACTTCTGCTAATGGAAGCCATCACAATGGCAAAGACTGCGAAGTTGGGTTATGTTCAAAGCGGTATTAAAGGCACACAAGCCATCAACCTTTTAAGTTCTACATTGAATGTTCAGGACGGCGGTTGTGGTTGGAGTCCAAGCGGACAAACTACCTTTACTCAAAGAGACATCACTGTATGTAACTACAAGGTAAATGAAAGTTTATGTCCCGCATCATTGAATGACTACTGGGCTGGTCAATTCTTAAACGCAGGTTCTTACAACGAGTCTGTCCCATTTGAGCAAGAAATTGCTAAATTGAAGCAAGAGCAAATCGCAAAATTTGTTGAGGACAAGTTGTGGAAAGCATTACCATCAGCGTCGGGAGGAACCGATTGCTTTACAGGGTTCTACTACTTGTTAAATAACTCGGGTATGACCGGTGTTAACATCGTGGTATCAGCAACAACTCCAGCAGTTGGTGTGATGTTGAATGTTGTAGATGAGGTTATCATCGCATTACCTGATAAAGTTCAACAGGACAATGACCTTTTGGTTATGATGTCTATGGCAAACTACAGAAAGTATGTAATTGACTTGAGAACAGCAAACTACTACAACTTCGGTGCTGAAACAAGAGAAGCAGGAACCGAGTTTATCACCTTCCACCCTGGCACAAACATTCAGGTTGTAGGTATTCCTGGTATGTTCGGGACTGACCAAGTTGTATGTGGTAAGAAATCTCAACTTATCATTGGAACTGACCTTATGAGTGACTCTGAGAGATTGGATATTTGGTATGACAAAAATGATGATGAAGTAAGAGTTCGTTCAAACTTCAAAATTGGTGCTCAAATCCCATTCCCTTCTAACTGGTCATCTAACGGATTATCATAAACTAAACTATTAAAAAACAATAAAGAACTATGAGTTATGCTGCTTGTCTACAAACCGCATCAATAAACCTTGGTTGTGCTTCCAATGTTGGTGGTATCAAGGTTGCTTACTTGGTGGCGGGGGACATCACTGGCGTTACATATAACGCAATCGGTGAGATTACTGGAATAACTGGAACGGGTGATATTTTTACCTATGAAGTCCAGAAGCAAACAAGTTCTTTGACGGAGACCTTTAATAGTAGTTTAGAAAACGGAACCCTATTTTATACTCAAGATTTACTCTTGAACTTCCACAAGATGGATGCGGACAAACGCAACCAAGTGAAGTTAATGGCACAAAATAGAGGATTAAAGGCGTTCGCAGAGGACAACAACGGCACCATTTGGTATTTGGGTGCTGACTTTGACGGAGGTTATTTACAGGCAGGTTCAGGAGTGACGGGTGTTGCGTTTGGAGACGCAAACCAATACTCTGTAACCTTACAATTTTTCTCAAGAGACCCAATGGCATTATTGGACGGAACTTTGAGTCAGGTTGTGACCGGTCTTACAATAAACCCGTAATAAAGTTATATTTAATAACTGAAAGGGGAGGGTTAGTTCCCTCCCCTTTTTTTTAAGATAAGAACCCTATGTTTTCAATTAAGAAAGGACAAACCAACACCATATCCGTATCTGTTTCATTGGATGCTACTTTAAGCAATCCATACTACTTATTCTCTTTTGTGAATATTTTATCCAAGGACACCTATAATTTTGTCCCTAAAAATATTACTAATGGAACGGAGAACCGATATGATGAGTTTGAGTTTGTAGAGGGTTCCCCTACTAATTTATCTTTAGACCCACCTCAAGTTAGTTTTACCTATGAGGGTCAATATTGGGTTTATATCTATGAGCAAACAGGTTCAACCAATACTCATATTTCAGGAACTACAAGTTTATTATATGATGGTAGAGCGGTTGTTGAGGACAACTGCGTTCCCGCTCAATATTATGAGTATATTAGTGATGATGAGAACAACGCAAATTACATTTTTCTTGCTTCTGACGAGGTTTGTGGTGTTACCCCAACACCAAGTCCATCTCCGTCTATTACACCCACTAAAACAACCACTCCTACACCTACATCTACTCCTGTTCCTTCACCTTCGGTTACACCGACTTTAACGCCAACTACTACACCGACAACAACACCAACTACTACCCCTACAATTACAACCACTCCTTCTCCTACACCGACCTCAAACCCTGTATGTCCGTCTGAATTGAGTTATTTAATTTTTCCTGACCCTAATAATTTTACAGGAACTTATACAATGGTTGGTTGGGGTTATGTATCTTATTCAGGTTTTAACCTTTTAATAACTAACGGCACCGCACCAAATGGTGAGTTTTACCCTGTCTTTAGGGAAGGAGTTACAAACAATTATCTCGCATATTCTCCATACACAAGTCCTGGTGTAATAAACCAAGGTTGGAATACATTTATTTTAGGAACAAATACTACTGAGTTTATCTCAACTGCGTTGGTTGAGATATTCAATTACAATTATCCAAAGCCAGGTCTACAGACAAATGGTTCAATTATAACCTATCCGTCTAATTGTCCTACGCAGACCCCGACACCTACTAAAACCCCTACAAGAACTCCTACACCTACCGCAACTAAAACTCCCACACCTACTCCTACCGCAACTATTACCCCTACAAATACTCAAACTCCTACCCCTACAAATGTTGTAAGTCCTACCCCGACATCTACTTTAACCCCCACTCCTACTCCGTCAGGAACTCCTACCTTATTTGATGTAGGATTTGGTTTTGACGGGACATTTATGAGTTCGGTCTATAATGAAGGGAACAATATGTATTTTATGGGTAATTTTAACCAATTCAACGGAACTATAAGACAGAGTATAGTTAAAACCGATTTGGTTGGTAATATTGATACTACCTTCAACGCACAGATACAAGCAGGTAGATTTGTTAGTAGGATAGTCCCTGCGGACGCAAATAATTTCTACATCAGTGGAGGTTTTAACACAGTTGCGGGTAACACAGCACAATTCATCACTAAAATTGATAAAACTACAGGTGCGTTGAGTGACCCGAACTGGACTGCTAACAACGCACAGAACAATGTGTATGAGTTTATTATTGACGGGACTGATGTTGTTATGACGGGAACATTTACTTCATATAAAGGGGTGAGTAGAGGTAGAATAGTTAGGGTTAGTTCAACCAATGTGGTTGATACAACCATATTCACCGGTGCTGGTTTTAACTCAACCACTTATGGAGTATTAAAGAACCTCGCAGGAAACTATGTTGTTTATGGACTATTCACCACCTATAACGGAGCAACTGCGAACCGAGTTATTGAGATAGATAGAGTCACCGGTGTTAAAACCGCTTTATTTGGAACGGGTGCGAATAGTTCGGTCAATTTTATGACTCAAGATAGTTTAGGAAACTACTATCTAATCGGGAACTTATCAACACTCAACGGGGTTGCGTGTGGTAAAATAACTAAAACCGATAGTAGTGGTAATATTTTAGCATTCAGTAATAGTGGTCCCGGAACCGCACCATCAGGTGGATTCTTGGATGAGAGTAACGGATATGTTTATGCGTTATTCCCGTTCTCATCTACGGGTAGTAATAACCATATTACAAGATATGATACATCAACTATCACCTATGATACTCCTTGGGTAGTAGGTGCGGATAGTGTATTATCAAGCAACTCATCATTTACCCCTGGTGATATTGGAAATAAAGACAGCACCGGTAAAATATACTTGGTAGGTTCCTTCTCAATGTGGGAGAGTCAGCCATTTAACAAATTAGTAGTGGTAGATAACAACGGGAACTTATTGTCCTATGTATAATTTCCCCTCAATTTTTATATTTGATAGTAGATATGTTAGAAAGATTTGAGTTTGAGACAGTAGTTTTACCTACTTTTGAGGAGGTATTAAACAATAAGGATTATGTATATTGGGGTGGGGACAACTTATGGCCCAGACACTCAATAGAATTATACAACTATTCCTCAATTAACAGAGCGTGTTTGAACGCAAAGAGAGACGGAGTTTGGGGAAAACAACTTTTGGTTGATGGTAGAGACGCAAACACCATTATGGTGAATAGTAATGAGAGTCTGCGTTCCTTGTATAAAAAGACCGCAATGGATTTTGTTATCCATAACGGGTTCTCTATGAATGTTATTAAACGCAGAGACGGGGAAGGTATTAGTGAAATGTATCATATGGATATGTCTAAACTCCGTTCAGGTAAAGTAGATTATAGGGACTTTGTTCAAAAGTATTACTACTCTGCGGATTGGAGAGATACAAGAAAGTATAAGGTTATTGAATTACCTGCGTTTGACCTACAAACCGATGAACCAAGTCAGGTATGGTGGTATATGGGATACGCACCTAACCAAACTTATTACCCGATGCCAGAGTGGATTGGTGGTAGAGTTGCTGTTGAGATTGATATTAACATCAAGAACTTCCATTTACAAAATCTCCAAAATGGATTTTTCCCGTCAATCTTTATCAGTCTTAATAATGGGGTTCCTTCAGAGGAGGAAAGAAGTCAGGTGTATAGACACCTTTATGACAAATATAGTTCAACAAACAACGCAGGGGGTATGTTCTTGAACTTCAGTGATGATAAAGACCACGAACCAACCATTACACCTTTATCCCCTAACGCAAGTGATAGTTTTTATACCGCAATGGATGAGATTGTCCGTAATACAATTTTAACATCTCACCGCATCACATCACCGAAATTACTTGGTATTGAGACACCGGGTTCTTTAGGTTCTAAAGATGAGGTTATAGAGGGTTACGAACACTTCTTACGCACGGTGATAGTTCCCGCTCAAGACCAACTACTTGCTGAGTTTGAGAAATTACTTTTCTTGAGAGATAAGAAAATGTATAAACTTGAGATAGTCCAAAATGAGATTTTTGACTCTCAACCAGTAGAAAGTGTAACCCCCGTAATATAATGGCATCCGTATTATTAGTATCAGCAAAAAAAATTAAAGCGTTCACAGAGGTCAATGAAAATGTGGATGAAATACTTTTGTTATCAAACATTCAAATTGCTCAGGACTTGGGACTTCAAGGGTTACTCGGCACAAGGTTCTACAACCAAATCCTAACTAACGCACAGAACAACACTTTAACCAATCCTCAAAGAACTTTACTTGAGGATTATATCCAACCTTACCTATTATGGAGAGCAACTTGGGAAGCACTCCCGACTCTTTATATGAGGGTGATGAATAAATCGGTTATTGTAGGTTCAACTGAACAGGGACAACCCGTAGGAAGCAAGGACTTAAATTACCTCCGTAATATTCACGAGAATAGATTTAGTTTTTACGCTCAAAGATTGATGGACTACATTAAAAATAACCCATCAGATTTCCCTGAATACTTCCAATTCACTTCAACTGACGGAATGGCTCCTGCTAAAGAAAATTACTACTCAGGTCTTTATATTGATACGGGTAGAAGAAAACTACCTAAAGTTGGAACCGCAGGAACTTGGGGAGGTATGCCTACCTACACAGACCCTACCGACCCGGATTATTGTTGTTATGACTATTGATATTATGACTGATACTATTTTTACTTTAATTGTATCCTCAGCCACGGGTATTTTTACCTATTTGGTTGGAAGGAACCGAAAACAAAAAGAAACGGATTCAATTACCCTTGCTAATCTTGAA